AAATACTACTAGCCGAAGGTGTTCCGCCGGTGAGTATATTTGTCGCCATTGTAGGCACCTAATCCGTTATAGCATTGACATAGCCAAGAATCGTAATGACATTAGCTGTCCCTGCAAACGCTGCTACCGCCATTCCGTTTTGGAGAATCAACCCAGGTATGATAGGCACAAGACCGGACTGATACGGAATAGTGACTTCGATAATGTTGTCAGGGTCAGTCGTGCCACCCCATTCAAGCGTCAACAAAACATCTGCCGTATGCGAGTTGAACGCCCAAAGCCAAATTTCATCGAATGTTCCGGCAGTTGTTCCGGCTACGGCTGTGTGAATTGCCGTCCCGGCAGTTGCAGTAGCCACAACCTTGATTGCCTTGCCGTCTGTGCTGCCGGAAAGTTTACGTTTGAACGCAGATGAACTCATAGTATCCTCATGGATTCGTCGTAATCGTCAGGTTCCCCGAAGCGGTAACATGGGCCGCGCCAAGAATGCTGAACACCGTAGTTTCACCAGATGTCATTTCGTGCGCTCCGCTCAACACACTAAACCCTTCCAATATCACCCACGCCGCCGCCCTCTCGCGGTCCTTCAAAAACGTACTAACCCCGATGTCAACCACCTTTACATCTTCGCTCACAGCCTCAAGGTACGTTTCCAAATTCGCAAGAGCGTCTTCAACGGAATCAAATTCTTCCGTAGTGTATGTGTTCAATAGATTCAGAGACATTTTAGAACTCCCATCCAATACCCACGGTAAAAATCGTGTCCTGCTCCCGCTCGCCGGCCTGAAGAAATCGGAGCGTTTGCGCCTCGGCCAAGATGAACATGCCGCGCCATACCTGGATTTTTCCGCCGCAGGAGAAGGACGAAACCTTGTTCACGGTGTCGTTTTCCTCGAAGTGATAGGTTGCCCACAGGTCAAACAGGTCCGTGTCGTAGCCAATCTGGACATGCGGCTGCCACATGGACTTTTCCCAGACTGCGCCGTTGGTGAATTCGGAGCGATACCCGGCGACACCGTAGCCGACCCCGAGGTAAGCGTCCTGGTAATAGGCCCGGACCTGCCCGCTTGCGCCGTAGGTGTAGCCCTCGCTCGCGTTGTACTTCTTGCGGTTGGCAAGGTTCGCCTCGCCGTGGAAGGCAAAAATGTCCGCATAGCGCCCGGTTGTGTGAGACACCGCTACACCATAGCCGGTATCGTAGCCCGCACCGGAGCCGATTACCTCGAAACCTACGGTTGTTTCGGCATAAACGATTGCCGTCAGCGTGAGAATAAAGCCCACCAAACAGGCCATGCCGATTATTAGGTATCCGTGTCGTTTCATATGTCCTCGTTCCTATGGCTTTACGGTCCTACGCCTTGGTCAATTCAACCGGCTCTTTGACAATCGCAATCGGCTTGACCTCGTAAGCTACCTTCACCGACCCGTCGGCCAAAACTTCCCACTTCTCGGGCGGCAGTTTCACCGCTTCTTGGTCTTTGGTCAGGGCCGGTTTTTCGTCAATCACTTTCACCGGCTGTGGATTTTCCGTTCGTTTGCGTATCGATATTTCCGTGCGCCCGTTTTTGTACTTTCGGACGTAACGCTTGCCAACATCAAAGGACGCTATCAATTTTTCATCAGCCATAAATTTGTACCTTTATGATGGTATTGGGATTAAAGCCTGTATCAACTTTTGTCATGTTGCGGGTTGTGCTGTTTTTGGTGAACATTAGATGAAGGCCGGTTGCTGGGATATCGGTGAGTTTTTTTGTAGTTATTAAAAGGCTAAAATCGACCAAAGTTCCGTCGTTGATAAAGACCAAACCATTATCGATACGGCCTGTGACGATACTAATACTCCATGTCCAATATATTGTGTCCGATCTAAGTTGGTCGTGCAGTACCTGATTAGCCGAGCCTGTGTCTCGTTTTGTTTGCAATCTTGGAAGTGTTCCGCTATTGAGCGTTACATTTGTAACTATCTTAAATAGTTCGCCTATATTACCGAAAGTATTGGAATAGGCAAGCCCTATTTCAGATGAATTAATAGCGCTATCAATGTCATGGCCATTTCCATTAACTATCAGTGTTTCATAAGGATAGTCTGGGGTATTATTCCAAGATATAATACATTCTGCCCCCAGCGCCTCCCCACCACCAACTGCTCCACCCCATGCCTCAGCAATCTTGCCAGTATTATCAGTGAACACAAACCTGTATGGTGTATCTCCTGCATCCGTTCCAGCATAAGAACTAAAGTCAATACTGTCGTGGAAAAACATCGCCTCGCCGTCTTTGGTGGCAATGTGCAGGTCGCCGGAGGTGATGACGCCTTCGTAAATGATTCGGGTCGCCATCCGAGCCATCATCGTTCTCAAGAGTATCGACATGGCTCCCCCTTATGCCTGCGCCGCCCAGGTTTCCTCAATCGTTTTGATATCCCACACAAGCGTCGTCTCGGCGTACCGGGCCACCACCGAAAGCATCGCGCCGTCAACCGCAGAAGCAATGCCGACGTAATAGCCGCCGGTCAGGGTCGTGCCGTCGAAGATAATGACCTCCGAGGCGTTGGGGTCGAGTCGCCAATACTTCGCCACGGTTGTTTCGAGGCATACCAAACAATGCATCCCCTCGGCAATAGCAGGTAGGCTTATCGTAGCGTCATCGGTCTGGCCTTTATTGCTCACCAGGCACCCGCGCAGATCGGCGACGCTAAGGCTACCAGTGGCGGCCTTGACTACGCGCGGAAGTCCTGCACTTACGGACCCATGAACCGTCAAGTCCCCTGTAATGACTTGATCGCCATATTGTGTGGTGGCAGTGCTGGTAGAAGTATCATGCACACACCACCCCACGGCTTGCTGGCGGTCGCGCCCGATGGCTTCCACGCCGCTCTTGATGATTCGTATGCTTTCATCAAGGGTTTCAAGGTAAGCCTCCAGAGTCTCGGCGGCTTCCTCAATGGACGCTTTGATCCCGGTGCTGTATGTAGTGACATCATAATTTGCCATCGGTGTTGCTCTCCTCTATCCTAAATATTCGAAACTAAGACGGGTCTCTCAGCTCCACGCTCCAAGCGGGCGTATTGACTTTGTTCCCGCCGGTAAGCGTTTGGCTCGTACAGGTCGTCACATAGAGAACAAGCTGCGAAGACGCTACTGAACTCACCTTCACCAAAGCAACATGGGTCGCATTGGCAGTAAGGGCGACACCGTTGATGCTCATTGAATTCTGCGCCCCGACAGTCATCTTCCGGCCAGAAACATCACCATCAGCAGGGCCGGTAAAATCCGCTGCACTGATAATCGCCTCTGCCAGTTTGTACCCGGCAGAATCGTAGTTGGTCGTAGCGTTGGCGTAAGTGGCCGGCTCCGCGCTCAACACGATCAGACGGTTTGCGTTTTCCAGATAATTCAGTGCCGCATCCAAAACATTGTTATGAACAAGTTTACCCATTTCATCCTCCTATCGCGGGGCGCGTTTTGCCGCCTCCATTACCTCTTTAAGCTTTTCCGGGTCCATGTCGTGATACGTCACCGGAGGCTCGTACATTTCGTTTCCGTTTGTGAAAAGTTTGTACTTCTCGTCGCCAATTCTATATGCACCATGAATCCAGCGATAAAAAACCCTAGCCAACTGATAGTCCCCCTGCTTTGAACCAACAACGTCTTGAGCAAAAGCGTTCGTAATAATCCGCTCAAGCTCAATCTGTTCCTCATCAAAAGTCCATTTGCTTGAATCACCACACGCCTGTTCAAACTCGGTGCATCCGCGCTTCAGAATCAAGCCAATCGGTTTGTCATGCCCATTGTTGAATCTTACCTTCAGGTTGCAGCCAAGAACGCCAACATCGTATTCCTTGTCCCGTTCCAGCTTGCGCTTCACAAGGTCGTAACAAGCAAGGCCGTCCTCCAAGGAATTGTTGTAGAAATACGCACCGTAAAGCCGTGGAGAATTTGGCCGGTCGATCTCTGAGCCACACTTGCCGGGAACACCCAATTCGTGAATCAATGCGTAACACGCGAACAGTTCCTCTATGTCTCGCGGGAACACGACTACCTTCCAGCAGTTCTGACAGGCAATAGGCACTCTCTGCCGCTTGAAAAACTGGTCGAAAAGAACGTGGTGCCAAAACTGGCAGTTCTGGTTCGGCCCCTGCTTGATGTACGCCCACGGAGGATCGGGTTGCATTCGCTTGATGCAATCAATCTTCCCGTCTTCCATCCGGTAATAGTAGTTCGTGTTGTTCAACAAAAAGTTGTCAAACATTTCCCGCTTTGCTGCTTCAAGATAGAGGATGCCCGTGTTCATATTGATTCCTTTCATTGGATACAAACGATGTATCTTCCATTGACAACCAGCCCTGAACCCTCGGTAGCTTCAAGGTTTGTGATTTTCCTGCTGCTCAAGTGGTACGTTCTTCCTCCGGGGGCTCCGAGAAATATCCCCTCCGGTCCCGTCCACAAGACGCCTTCGCCCGTATCAACCTTGTCCTCAGTCAGCCGCGAAAGACCAATTTCGGCCAGGTTGACATAGGCTTCCGTTCCCCTGAAAATCGGCTCGGTACTCACCTTGCGTTGCATAAACTTCTGCGGCCCGGTCCCGTCAAGAAACCAGACACCTCCTTCAGTTCCAACGAAAATCCCGCCGTCGATAGGGGCAACCATTGAAACAGGGTGTTCAAAGAGAAAAAACCCTCTCGCTAAATCAAACGCATTCAGCGAGTAGGGGTCCGAGTAGAAAAGCCATGAACCCATTGCAACGTACATCCGGCCATTGAATGACCGCACAATCGTTCCAATAGGCGGGTCCGATAAAGTCCGCTGAGACGTTGGACCGTAATAACTCCCCTTCACCCAATCAAAGTTTTCGCCGTTCTGAATCTGCCCCTTCTCATGCCCGTTGACCCAAAAGGTCATGTTGCCGACCTGTGCATAGGAAACCCTCGCCCCTTCGGTGACAGTGGCAATCTCTCGGTAGTTGGACATATCCTTGTAAAGCAGGCACAGACTCGTCCCGGTGACAAAGAACGTATCAGCGCCAGAGAACAAGCTGTGCGCCGATACTGCTATTTTTTGATCATATCCTTTCCTTCGACTGATTCTTCCAGAGTAGTCATGGTCAACATTATATGCTGCGGCCAAATCAACTATGCCGGTATCAGGGGCGAAGGTTAAACGCGCCGGATCAATCTTCATGTTCAACCCGGCAGACGCTTTGAATATGGTAATGGGGTCTGTCATACGAGATCGTCCCAAGGAATCTCTTCGCTAAGAAACTGCTGCGGGTCGCGCTCTTCAGGGCCGATAAACATCCAAAGTTTTTCCTTGTACTTATCGTACTCCTTTGAATGCCTTTCGGTGTTTACCTGTTGCCCTTCAATCCCATCCTCGATCTCCGAGTAGAGTTCCTTCAAAGCGTAATGCTTTAGTAAGGGCTTGGCTAAGTGCCACGGGATTTCTACAGGCTTGTCTTCCCGCGTTTGCAGTTTCTCAGGGTACTTGTAATAGTTGACTCGCAACGTCTCAGCGGACAGTCTTTGGTAGTACAAATTCCTGCCCTTCGGCGCTACGCCAACAATGTTCCCCGTTTGATCAAGGCTTGAAAACCTTCGATATAGTTGCGTCAGGCTTCCGTATACATTGATCTCACGGTTGTAGGTGGTTGAATGACAATGACGTAAGTTCCTCATGTAGTCGGCGGGGAGTTGAATGTAACTTTCGGTCGCGGACGTATTCAAATCAGCCCACGCCTCAAGATCGGGCAACAAAAACTCTCCAGCCAACTCGAACATACAGTCATTGAAAAGCTCAAGGATTCTATCGTAGGTAACGCTTGCGTCCTGGACGGCATTCATCACTTCGTCCGAAAGAGTTTGACTCGTAGACGCTAAAGCGTAAACGGTAGCCGTACACTTCAGATTACATAATGTGCCGTCCAGTTCGTTAGCCACTTAGTACCCCCAAGCAACCCAATTTCCCGCCGCGCCGAGAGTGGTAACAATCGTTACCGCGCTACCAGCGACGGGAAGCGTCTCGTTCACAACAGGCGCGTCCGCAACAACCGCAGAGCTTACCTGTTGAAGAACAATGTTTTCACAAAGCCGAAGGCCCGTATCAATGTCCCCGGTTGCAACACTCGCGCATGAGAAGGTTCCCCAACTCATTCTACGGTTGCCAACCGCAATCGGGTTCTGTGAAATAGTGGTTGAGAAGGCCATGATTCACCTCCCTTAAAGACCGATGCGGATGTTCACAAGAACAGCCTCATCGTCGGTAACGTCAGCCTCATCAATGATATAACCAAGGACATGACGATAACCGACGAGAACATCGGTAGCATCCGGCGACGCGGCAATGTAACCGTACCCGGCATGGCTCAAAGACGGGTTGATAACCTTCTCGTCCAATTCCGCACCGGAAGCAGCACCAGCATTGTCAATCAGCATGGCACCGTCGCCAAGCACTTGCCCCCAGAAGTAATAGGCCGCAGTCACCGGGCGCTGAGTGACACACACCGGAAGCTGTTGGCCGTCTGTCGGATTGACCACAACACCGTTGTACTTGTTCTTGTAAATGGTCACATCGGTGGTAGACGTAGACCATGCGGTCACAAGGCCAGTGGCGAGACGAATTTGCATGGTTGCGCCGTTGATAGCGCTAGTATTGCCAAGAATATCGTAACACTCGCCAATGCCACTACCGGCAGTCACAACAAGTTTGCCGTCCTTGTAATCGTCAGCGGCAATGGTAGAGCCTGTCCCGTTGGTGAACGTCACAAGCTCGGTCCCAACGGCATGAGCAACAGTCACAGTCTGCTCATTCGCACCGGAAGTAATGACGGAAGCACAGTTGACACCGGCGACCAGATCAACCGCGCCGTTGAGGCAGTAAACAAAAGTACGCCCGTCATCCAACTCCCGAACCGTCCCAAGACGCTCCTTCTGAGTAGCGGAAATGGCGTACAGCCCTTGACTGAAACCAGACCGTTTTCGTGGTGTAAGACTCATTAGTGTTTCTCCTTTTTCAAGCGTTTGGCGGCCGCTACCTATTCAGGGTTTACGCGGCCCCATTGGCGAATCGACGCTTTAGCTAATGGCGCTGTATCCTTGGTGCGCCTTGCGATTGTTGACGACCATGTTCCCGTCCCAATAAATCTTCATCGTCTTGTCTTCGGGAGAATCGGGAATCTTCTCCCACTTCGACCGCATGAAGTAGCCCTTCTGGTGAATCGCAAACCCGATATGTTTGCTGTTCAATGCAAACAAATGTGAGGCGGGGCAGTAGTCGTCAGGGAAAATCTCGGCACCCTCGAACCACAACCCGGTAAAACCAGCCTTCGCGGTTTCTTTGCCGTCAGTGAAACGCTGTTGCGCCTGGAGAATGTCGGCAATGGTGTTCCAGTTGGTTTCCGTAGTGACAATCAGGTCAGGCTTGCCATTGGCCCCGTCACGAATCTTGGCCGCACTCCGCGCAGTACGCAGAATGTTCAGGCTCAAAGCCGTAGTCGTGGAAGTCATCTTGCCCTCCCACGGCTTGGTCCCGTCAGCCGCAACAAGATCGTCCTCGGCAATCCCGCCATAAGCGGTAGTCGTGGTTTCGTTGCAACACGCACGAAGACCTGTCAGGCGAGCGGAATTAGCGGCGGGAAGATCATAAATGGAATCGGCCAACAACTTGGTCAAAGACTTCTGGGCAGAACCAAGACGCTGAGTAACAAGTTGCACTTCAGCGTATTCGCCAGAGTTCTTCAACTGGTCAATACGATAGACCGTGGCGTTTCCATAAGAGTGTTTCCATTCATACACCGCAGCGTTGACGTTCTCACGATCATCAGAAGAAACCGTCGAACCTTTCGTGTACCATTCCGCGACCTGTCCGTCATATTCCAGCGGAATGCGAATCTGCATACCACCCGGAGGGCGCTCCCAAATCCCCTTCTGCTGCTTCATCAGGTAATTCAGGAGGAAAGAAGTGTCGAAATAAATGTCAACGGCAGAACCGCCGTCCAGCATGAAATAATCTTCGGTGATCGCAGTTTTTGTTATCGCGTGGCCGTTTAAACCACACTTCTTCATATTTCTATGAAGCTCGGACTATCTCATACAACCGTAGGACTCGGTTGCCGGGGCGTTCGTGTTGGGCTTATCGGCTTGTGCGTCCTCACCCATTAGTCTCTGAACCTTCCGGCCTACAAAATTTAGCACGTTCGACCGGCTTGGCTGCGGATTGTCTTCGGCACCACCCGTTAAGAGTTTCCCGCAATTAACCCCGTTTTCAAGGTGATGTTTTTTATGACAGGCTCGGCAAAGAGTAACACCGTCTTTCAACTCATGGGCGTCAATAATAAGGTCAGCGAGTTTTTCTCTGTCCTCATATTCACCCAAATTAAGCTCCGGATGTTTGTCTATTACCGCATCCCTAATTTGTGTAAATGTTCTTACATGATGTATATCCAGCTTGCCGCCACGCTCTCCACATAACTGGCAAGTGTAATCATCTCTCTCAAGAATAAACTTAGCCCAAACAGAATAAAGCCTTCTACGAACCATATCGTTTATATTACAAACGCCTCCCCGCCAAAGATTGTTTTTAGGGCCACGCCTTTTTCTTAACGCGTCAGACTGTCTTTTTTTGCCATCTTTGGTCCGGCTCGCTTGTGCTTTCCTTCCTTGCTTACTACGAAAATCTCGGCCAACATTGACGCCAAGCCTAACAGACATATCCCTCATGGCGGTTCGGCTAACACCAATTTCTTCGGCCAATTTTTTCGCGCCCTTTATTTCGTATTCGGCTTTTATTTTTTCAAGCTCTTCTTGAGTGTAATGATGTTCTCTTGAAAGGCCGAGATTTTTTGCCTGCTGATAAATAGACGGCTTTGTTCTTCGTAACGCACTCACGCAAACATCAAGCCCGTCCTTCTCGTAATGCTTCAAGAGAAAATCGTTTTCATCATGTGTCCATTTACGCCCTGCCATCACATCATCCTTGGAGCAGATTTTTACTCAAGTTCCGTAAAGGTCAAACTCATGGTTTATGCCTCCTACCGGCAAGGCACTAACCTCCTACTGCTTTTCTCCTTTCCAAAAGACGTTGCATAAGGACGTTAGTTTTCCCGCCAAATTTTGTTGGGTCTTTGAGCCGTTCGTCCGACTCTCTGGCAGGAGTTGGCACCACCGCTGGCCCTGCGCCCACGACCTTTGAAGCCGCTCGCTTGCTCTTGATTTCCGCTTCTTTCTTCTTCAAGGCGTCAGCTACGGCTTTCTCGATTGCCGCATTACGCTTCGCCTCGGCGGTGAGCAAGATATGCGCTGAAATGGCGTTGTGGCCGGGGTTCTTGTCCATGAACTCTTTTAGTTCACCGGAATCCCACATTTCATCGAAGTCAGGGTTCTCTTTTGCGTAGGATTCGTATGTAGACTGAATCTTCTGCTCGTAACTCTGCTTCTCTGCCATCTGTGCGCTTTGGGTTTGAAATGCCTCGATTCTTGATTGGACTTGGTGATCGATGAAGGCTTTCATGTTGTCCAGATACCCCTTCGGGTCGGACGCTTGCCATTCAACCAACTCTTCGTCTGTCATCTTCGTCCAGTCTTTGAACGAGGGGGCTTCTTCCTTGACAGGCACTTGCTGTTTCGCAATCCTTTCAAGGATCTCGCGGTTTGCTTCCTCCGCTGCTTTCAGTCGAGCGTTTAGCTCAATGAATCGGGGATGCTTGTCAAAGCGAAACTCGTCTCCCTTGGACTTCTCTGGTTCCTTGACCTCTGCCACTTCGAGTTCCGCTTGCTCCCCTGTTTCTTCCTTTGCCTCCGTCTGAGCTTTGGTGTTATTCGCCCCCTCGGGTTCGGTGTCGGCTACTGGCTGGGAGATTCCAATAGTTTCGACAAGCTCTCCTTGTGCCGGTGCTGGCGAATTACCGGCCTCGTTTAGCGCCTCGTTCATAGGTACTGCCTTTCGGTTGAATTAATAAAAAAGCCCGACCCAGGAATATCCTGAATCGGGCTTGAGTTATGCCGGTACGATACCGGGGGCTCTAAGAACCGCTTATGTCTGGGAACAAAGTCCTATCTCTAACGGTTTACTGCTTTCTCGCGGGTATGTGCGTATGCCTTCCGGGTACATCAGATAGCCGCTACCTTAACGGGATTCTTTCTTTAACGTCCTTGTCAACAGAACGAACACACCCTTTTGAAAAGCTGACGTTAAGCGACAACACCCCTTCAAATCTGCGCTCGTTCAAGTCTATCAGAACCCCCTCAAGGATTCTCAACAACCAATCAAACTCACCTGTTTTACTGTCCACTTGTCTCATAGCACAAAACTTATACTCTTGTCAAGTACTTGGTTTTTCGTCGTGAGACACTTGAGACACTTTTTCCTTCTTAGGTTCCTCTTTCGGGAAAAGTACCTCGTAGCGTTTCTTTTGTTCATTTAAATTGAACATCATGTCCCGGTTGAACGAACGCTTCTGTTGGTCTGCCAAACGTACAAGCGAATCCCAAAGTTTCGGCGGCACAACCACCTTGCCGTACTTCGTCTCGGTATCATCTTGGATCATGTCAATCAACACTACGCTCTCGGCGCAATACTTGCGATACTTGTCCATCTATCCTCCTAGCTCGATCCGGTTTCTCGCCATCCGTTTTCGCCAAACCTTCTCTGCCAATCTCTGGGCGTCAATCGCCTTGGGCTTACTCGGCCCCTCGCCGTTCTCAAGCGGCCTCAACCCTCTCGACTTCATCCACCGCTTGTAGTTGCTACGGGTAGGATTCTTGGCAAACTCCCGGTCCATAGGCGTAGCGTCAGCACCCTTCGGCAAAACATCCGTCACACTGCGAATCCAATCCGCATCCTCGTTGGAACAGTTCGTCCCCGATACGCTGATAATCTTGTTGGCCTTTCGTTCTCCGCAACGAGGACACTTATGGGGCTTTTCGTCGTTGCTCGCAGTGATAATCTCAAAAACGTGGTCGCAGTTGTCGCATTGGTAATCGTATAGTGGCATCGCTAATCACCATATTTAATTAAAACCTTTTGAAGCAAGTTTATTTCGCCAAATGAAATTGTAAAAGTATCATTTTCGAAACGAAACAACGAAGATTTTCAGAATAGCCGTGTGTCTTTTCGCCTTTAAAATAATTTATTACATTTATAGCAAACATCCTATCCCCAAAGGGCCTAACCTCAATATCCATCCTGTCTGACCTAATATAAACCTGGTCCCCGTCTTTGACTAAAAGAGATTCGCCATCTTTTGAAAAGAAATTTTTAACTAACTCATCCTTAAGATAATCACTGAAAAATGTTGCCATACCCCCCCCAAAAAAAAGATACGATTATAGTTACTCCCCATCATCCCCCGGCAAATACTTCTTCTTAATGTCAGCCTCAACACTCAAGCCGTCCAATGGGCCATCAAGGAATTGAATCTCAATAAGCACAGAATCGCCGCCGTAAGCAACAGGCGGTTTAGATACGACAATCACATGGCACAGATCGTCTATTTGCATCAATCCTCCTTGTTATTAGACTTCAACCCCTTCTCCCGGTTCGGCCCCTGGCTTCTCTGCTTGGCCTCGGCAACCTTCGTCTCGTTGCTCAACTCAACCTTCCGGTTCTCTGATTCCCGCTCGGCATTCTTGATCTCGTTCACCGTACGCGCCCGCTCAATCGCCAATTTCTCACGGTCAAACTCAACCCCGGCACGCTTAACTTCAATCTCAACCTGCTTGGCCTCGATCTCCTTCATAATCTTCTGAATATCGGCTCTCAACTTTTCAGCCTGTGCCTGTTTCACCTGGAAATCGGCTACCTCTGCCATGCCAGGTTGCTGCGGCGTAGCTTCGGGGTTGAACACCTGGTCAAGCGGCGGCAATTCGCCCTTTTTCAATGCGGCCTTAAACTGCTTCTCGTCCATCTGCCCAAGCTCGGCAAAGAACTGTGCGGCCTGTTCCGGCAATCCCAACTGCTGCAACTTCTCCACCAACTCACCTATAGGCCCTTGTTTCATACGAGACACAATTTCCTTGCGCCCCTTAAACTCAAGCGCCTCAAGCACGGCCTCGGCATCCAGCATCCCCAGCCGACCAAGCTCCAACGCTTCTTCTCTGTGCTGTACCTTGCTTACCGGCATGGTCGAACCGGACACCACGTTCAATTTGGCAGGAATAATCAGGTCGGCCCCTCGCACCCCAAGGGATACCGCACCGCCTTCCTGCTCGTAGCTGATCCAGCGTTCCTCGACGTACCAGTTAGCCGCCAAGGATATATACATCCGACCACGATCACGAATCAGCTTGTAGTAGTTCCTTAACTTGGACCGAAGTAGGGTAGCCACTCTCTCAAGAATAACCGCGATACTCTTGTAGGCAGTTGCACTCGTATCGTTTTGCTCCATATCGAATGCACCGGATATGGTAAACAAAAGCCCACGGTACATCTCAAGCGCGTCCTTCAGGTCGGCTGGAATCTTCGGCGGGTCCATATACCGCAACGCTTCAGCCACTAAATGATTCTGCGGGTTCAAAATCCCAGGAGTGTTTGTAAACTCGGAGTTCGCCACACCGGAGTTCTTGGGATTGATAATCTTGATCCTTGACAGCCGATCTTTAAGAAGCGTAAACTGAGAAATTGTTTTGTTGATCTCGACTTGCAACCCTTCCAACTGCTCTAAATCCGTGCATCCCCAATAGTTTGTTGTGTCCCGAATACTCACTGCAACACTGAAAGGAAACCGCGAAAACAAATACGTCTGCGCCGCCTCGTCAAGAGTCAACACTTCCCAATTTATCGACGGGTTCCTTACGTCATCCAGAACAATATCACCACCGTTACAGGTATGAACGCATCTAATATTTCCAGGATACAAGTCAACATCGTTTTCCCCTTCCGTCTTGCGGGAAAAATCCTTAACCCACGCTTCGACAATCAGAACATCCTCGTCAAGTTCGTTCGTCTCGCTCAACTGGTTCATAACGTGCTTCACAACAGAGCCGATTGTCGTAAAGTACCCCCCGGTTCGTGATACATTGCTCGTCACGCTCAGTCGGTCATCCTTGATCTTGTCTATCCAATCCTTGTCTGCTTGAATTTCTGCGGCACGGTCGGGCCAACGACGGCGGGCTTCCCTCACGTTCATCGGCCAAAAGTGCAACATCGCCAACGCCTGTTCCGGTCGCGCCTTCACCGGATACCAACCGAAATGGTACGGGTCCACCAACTCGGTCTTTACTTCCCCAAGGCCGTATTCTTCGTCAGGGTCGAAGCGCATCTTCTCAATAGTGATCCCGTATGTCTCGCCATTAGACACGCTTTCCTCAAGAATCCCCTGCTGCTCGGTTTCCCGCCACCAATGCTCACAGGTATGCGGCAACAATTCCACCGCCATCTGCTGGTCCTCCGGTAAATCCCCGGCCGGCAAAACATTAAACGTGGGATTGTTGTCCGTAAGCATCGCAACGGTTCGCTGCCTATGGGTAAACAACAGATTCGCCGTCACCAACGGCACACCACGCTTCGCCTTGTTCCTCCAATGCCTGTTACGCGAAAGCTCGTAACAGCGGTGCCACTTGTCCGGTAGCCCCTGCTCTTCCTTGAACCTCAAAACATCCTCAAGCAGCTTGAATACCTCGCGGCCTACCTTGTCGCTTCCTTCTGGAGAAAGCAGTTCGTTATTCTGCATGATTGTCTTTTGCATTCCCGGCCCCCTTCACCGATAGCCAATACCGATTCGTCCCGTCATAGTTTTCAGAAACCAACAGCCGCTTAGGGTTCGGATCGTTGAATACTCGCTTCGGACAATACGGACACTTCATGTACTGGCTCGGCACCCCATCAATCCAGGGCCTCGGAACTTCCCTCTCGGGAGGAAACTTGCTCTTGAAAAGATCGCTCTGAATAGGGTACTCTATCCTCGTATCCAAATCCAATCTTGCAACAGTCATGAAACAATTCTCACAACACAAGTAGATGTCCATTTTTACCTTCCGTAATTATCAACCTTGCCAACCGTTGACACTCTGCCAGGTTCCGGCTCAGCCATCGCTTCCTCAAACGGGTCGCCGCCAGGGTCGGCCTGATCACCTTGGTCCCTCACAGGCGTCGCAATACAACTTACCATCGGCAACTCCCTTGAGTTTCGCCCCATCCAATACCCCAGCAGAATACACCCGACCGCCGACAACAAAATGCTAAAATACGGTATCAACCAAATCATCCCCGAAGTCCTCCCCGTCCAATCGGTTCATCTCAACTTCTGCATGATAACCAGCATAATCCTCATACGGGTCGCCGCCCATCGCCTTCAATCGCTCCAACCTCAAATCGGTAGGACTCAACTTCTCGTTCGGCATCTTCAACTCTACCGGCCGTGACATAAACACCAGACTAACCGCATCGTAAATGTGATCCTCTGCCTTGCCATCCACATCTTCGGGGTCCGTCTGGCTCTGCTGCAACTGCGGAATCGTTCGAATAAACTGTGGACAAGTCTCAAACACCTGAAACATGGGCCGATCGCCGTTCTCCGGTATCCTCAACCGCTCATGGAACTGCTTGATCTTCTGGTTCCTCGTCGCATCCCCCGGATAGCCGTTGATCCCGTACATCGCAAACACTTCATCCGTACTCGGCCCCTGCCCACCACCCATGTACGAAGGCTTCCTGCTGAAACAGTCAGGCGATAGAATGTACTCAACCGGCCGAATCTGAACCCCGCAATCGAACCCGTTGACAACTATCCCACCAGTTTCCGTTCTCAGCCCAATCAACTTCTCATGCTTGATAATCCCCTCGGCTATCTGGCTATCGCTCATTCTCAGGCCGGTATCCGGTACACCCGTGAATCCATACCACTCGGAAAACAGATAAAGCCGACCATCCGCATCCGTGTAAAACCAGTTGCACGAAAACGGCTTCCCGAACCCCCAATCAAACCCGAAATAGATAGGTGCATGAGCAGGAACTTCGTGCTTCGGGCAAACGTGGTGCTTTCGAGAAAAATTGAACATCTGCCCAACAAATATCTCCCAATCACCGTCAAGGTAAGCAGACCTGTACGGCTCTGGCATAGCCTTCACACGATTGATATACCCAGGGTCGCGCTCCATCAGAATCGGGTTGTCCTCAAGCAAAGCCGGAATGTACGCCCGAACCATCCCGCCTTCTTCATCCGGCGCTTTCCTCAACCCGTAATAAATCGTATGCCCCAATCGCCTGTGCGGATGCTCATACACCGGCCCATACAACTCAGGCTCGCGCATCCGCTTGACAGCTTCTTCCGTGTCAATCGTACAGAAATCCACGAACATTGACTTACAGAACTCATGCCCAGGCCCTCCGGGGTTGCTGCCACAAATAATCCCAGGCACTTTTCCGATATATTGCTCTGGAAGCTCAAGCGCACAACGAACACGGTTTCTCAGATATGTGTACTGGAACTCTGTAAAGGTCGATAGCTCGTCCACAATAAGAAGGTGTATCTCTGCGCCATGATACCCCATGATGTCTTGCTCGTATTGAGCATGGCAAAAATGAATAATAGAACCATTGCTTAGAACATACCGCCGCTTCCGGTCGGAATACTCACCGTACTTGTTTCCCCATTCCATTAGAATAGGTAGAATATGGTTTCTTTCCAACTCTGGATAAATCCGGCGAAACAGATAGACTTGCAGCTTCGGGATACGCATCGCCCATATTAGGGCTTCGTAGCGAATAGCGTGGCTGTTGTGAGTGACTATGAAGTCGTCGGTGATGTATAGGCCGTCCGGGTTGGAAACGGTGATACATCTTCCAGTTACGAGCGGCAAGTCTGCCCTCTCTCTGATACGGGAAATGTGCCTATATCCAGACCCACGCCCCGGTCCTACAATAAGACCGTCTGCTAATTTAATTTTGTCGCAAGCAGGAAGGTAAACCCACCCATACAGTTTAAGCAACCCCCTTATCTTTTCAGTTGAATCGACTTCCCACTCCCACCCGTTCAAAGAATACTTCCACAAATGCCCCGCCATTACGGTTGTCTTGCCGCCATCATAAAGCTCAACGTCCCAACCGATATCAGTAATAGGTGGTGAGATTGCGATTATCTTTTGCGGCTTGCCATCAAAACCACAAATCGTTTCACCGACGACAAGGTCTTTACCTAACTTCCAGCCATAAGGTGTTAATATCTTTGCATTATTTAAAGCCACCTTACCCGGACCGGCAGAGCCCCCAAACAAAATTTCATTGGCAGGACACTCACTTAGCAATAACTGCTTCGGCTGCGGCTTGTAGTCTATCTCTAAGGTTTCAGCCAAAATTACTTGAACCCCCCGACCATCTTCCCCCCGCCCGAATGAACGTCCAGCGTCACATTCTTACTCTTCGGCAAAGGCAATTCAATAACTTCGTCAATCCCCAAATACTGCTTAACCGAAATTCCCCCAACCTCTACCTCAACCTCTGCCGCATTAGTGGCAATATCAGTCACCTTCACTGTTACCATGCACCGCCTCCAATAGCTTCTCGTTCGTAAACATTCTCGGCATCTTCTTGGGCTCCGGCATATACGTCTTGATAGTAATATGCGTACCCTTGCCCTTGCCGTCCACGTCCTCTTTCACAACGCACAACCCCAAGTCCTTCGTCAGCTTCTCGGCCGCCTTCAACCGCAACTCGTAATCGGGGTCCATGCACTCCAATAAAGTGTGTGCCACCACGCCCTTTTTCTTGCCTACCGCTACCACCCGCCAATGCTCCGGCAACGTCTCAGGATCAACCTCGCTAGGCACCGTAATACGCAACGGCACAACAGCCTGTAACGCCTCCTTCACAGCACTGGCCACCGTCTTCGCGCTAAGAGAACACTCCTCGTAAGCCTCGTCCAACGGCCTACGCAATTCCTTGATAATGTCATCACGTGCCAAAGCCGTCTCGTCGCGCTTCGCTATCGCCTTGTCGTCTTTTTTCTTTGCCATATCCACACAACTTGTTCGTCTAAGGGGTAAAAAAATCACTTCTCAGGCTTAAACTCTTCCAACATGATAGCCAGCACCAACCGCTTGTAAGTAAAATACTTCGGCTTTTTCTTGAACCGCCACCGGCTCCGCTCCATCAGGATAGGCTCAAGTTTCTTTCTCCACTGCTTCCAAAAATCCCGCTCGCTCATACCAGGGTTGATAAACTGCCGTATCTCGCGCATCCCCTCCAACCTCTCAGGGTCACGCTTGTCAGGTATCTCAACCGGAGCCTTGATGTTATCCTTGGTATTGTACGCCATCGCTTTAATCCGCCAACGCCTTCTCTACATCAAAAACCTTCCTGTCATTAAACTCAGCCAACTTGCCATCGTTCCACTTTCTCTCAAACGAACTTATTCTACTATATACTTGCCGTGTGCATATCCCTTGAATCTTGGCAATTTCTCTCACACTATATCCTTGCTCCCTAAGATTGTGCGCCTCTTTTTGCCCACTATAATAAAACAGGTTTCTTTTCGCGTGAATCTTGCTTAGAGTTTCCTTACTCCAAGGTTTACCTTTGTTCCACGCAGGGTGCTTATGAATATTGTTATGCTCAAAAAAATCCATCTGTTGTAAATTAGAATAGTGGTTATTTGTTCTGTCATGGTCTTTGTGGTGAAGAATGTTCCCTTTTTCTATCTTCCCCACAAACGCCTCATAAACCAGTATGTGGACTCCAACCCTTCTTAGTTTGCCTCCCTTATAAAGACCGACAAGCTCTCGCCCATTCGAAGACAAATTTTTGTTAAGTACCTTCCCGGCCCTGATCCTGTTAAAACCCTTTACAGTACGCCCGTGGCGTAGCTTTCCCGGCTGTGCCTCCAACCTGTCAAGGCTTCTTACATCACCAATCTCGCTAACCTCATACATCCCCTCGTACCCAACAACCGGCCTCCACTCTATTTCTTTTCTCACGATAGGGCCTTCTCCAAATCAAAGGTTTTACGGATAGAAAACTCTGCTTTTTTACCATCGTTCCACTGGTTAATAGGTGTAAGATAGCCAACAATTCTGCTAAAAATTAAGCATGGCTGAAAATCCTTCAGAACAGGCTCCCGCTCATAACACTCGTCACACTTCAAATAAAACTTGTCCCGGCTCGTCTCATACACCGCCCCACCCGTTACAACAAAACCTTCGTCCGTTCGCTTGATTGTTACCTTCACTTCACAGTCGCAATCTTGACACTTGCCGCTGAAGTCGACCTCGTCCTTGCATAATTCATTCAATCGGTCAGCGTTCATTCGCCCCCCGAAAGCGCAAGCGCTTCTCCCTCAATTCCCGAAGCTCATTAATCAACTCTTCCTTCCGGCTCTCCATCTTCTTAATGTCGTGCTTGTCGCCCAGCCCCGCCTCCATCTTGTTCCCCATCATCTGCGCCTCCTCAATCAATGCCAACATAGGCGAAAAATTGTACGTCTTGAAACAGGTCCGCATCTCATCAAGTACGTCACACAACGTCCGGTTCAGGTATTCATTAGAATAGTCCATCAACCCTTCTTACCCCCCTTCTTCGACCCGACCCCCTTACCCTTCGCTACACCCTTGCCACCACCCCTGCCGTCCCTCGGCCCACCACTGCCAGAAGGCGGACCAGTCTTGTCACGCTTTGGCATTGTCACTCTCCTCCCTGCCTTCTTTAGACGCCAATATTGTTACTGGACCATTTTGTTGGCGTCAACAATATGGTCTTGATAAAAATCAATCTTTTTTTATTGTCCTTCAAAGTATTTAATTATTTTCGTCGCACACATCGGACAAAACCCACCAGCAATAACCCACGCCTTGTTTTCTCTAATCCCCTCGCGCATTAAAGACTTCACCCATGCCTCCCGAATAAAATCAATAGACTTCTGATACCCGATTATCCCGGCATCTTCCATAATCCTGATACTACGCTCACCTAATGGCGCTTTTCTCTCTACCATTTGAAGTTTACCACCCTCACATTGCGGCCTCTCGGCTTATATGTTTTTGGTTGCGGCTTCTTATTCTCTGGCTCCTTCACCCCGGCACCCTTTAAATATCTTGCGGCAACCGCCGGCTTGACGTTAAAATATCTGGCGAAATCAGCTATCCCACCAGACAGCGCCCACCGTTTTAAAATCGCAGAGCGAATAGCAAAATCATCAAACCTTTCAGCCCCTTTTTCCATAAAACCCATCGCCACCGCACCAGCTATCATCTTCCTCTTAATTCTTGGACTCATGTTAAATCGACCCCTGGAGCGGACTTCGACCGGATAGCAAAACCAATAGGCGACATCACCCCTTGGATATTTAACCGCCCTGACATTGCTGGCAAGGAATCCATCTCCAAAAGCCGATTAATTGTTTGCTGGCGGACCGGATTCGATACCGGCTCAATATGGGTTCCCTTTCCGGACGAGTGGCCCATATCTCGTGGCCCTTTCACTATCGTGGTTCCCGCCACGCCGCCGTCAGCAGCAAATCGTTATCTCTTTCGTTTTTTAACTGGCGGGCCGGATTCCCCACCCGGCTACCCCTCATTTAAGTACGGCCAACCACCGCACCAACCCGGCTCCTGATAAACAGTCACCGCCGCCAGCCCCATAGCAGGGGGGCGCTATGGGTTATTTATCAACATACCCACCTTTTATCACAAAAACTACCACCCTGTCAAGAACTACTTGTTCGGCAAAACCACCCCGCAAAACCCGATTCGAACTTTCCCCAACAATTACCGTATTGTATCTGCCACCACCCTTGATTTTAAAGGCTCTGCGCCAAACACTCCTTCCCGAAATACCCCAAATTCCATTTTCCTTAGCAATTACCGTATTGTATAACAACTTTCCAGCAATAACAGCCTTCTACAAGTACCCCAAAACTACAAAAAAATTATCCCGTATTAATTCGGTTCTTTATGAAAAAGCTTCCCGAAGAAAATCCCTAATTTTTGAAAATCCCAGCCGCTACCTCCCCTATTGGGACTCCGGCTTGCATATAAAAAATGGTAACTGTTTTCCTAGGGAAGGGGAGGGGGTAAAAGGTTTTGCATATTCTTAACTGTTTTTGGGCTCGGGGGGGACTACTACCCTACTACCGAGTGCGCCGCCAGAAGGGTACCCACCCCCCCACGCCAGTGGGGCAAGGCACCGATGATCCCCGATGGGCAATGGTTTGCGGTGCCGATCTGCTGGCGTCCGGGCAAGGCAGCAGGGGGCAGAATAAGGCTGGAAAAGTGTCTCATTAAATATTGTGGAACACCCGCGCAGGGGACGAAGCGGCACTGTCTCACGATATTGGCCTTGCAACATGCCGTTATCACTACCTTTTTTAGCTACATCTGATAATATATATTATGTTAACTTTATTGTTATGTACCCGATATGATTAAAGATAGTGCCATATTGGGCCAAGGCGACAGGCCGTGGAACGTGGCAAAAGTGTCTCATTCGCAAAGTGTCTCACTGGATAGATGCCGATGCTGCACTGGTAGGGGTTGCCGGTGTATCACGACGGGCATGGTGGCGGGTCACGGGCTTGTGGGGCATACAGGCGGGGGGCCAGGCGGCGAGATATGGGTCTGCATAGTTTCCGCCGCTATGCAAAAATCTTTTCCTCCCTCTCCCTTGCTCTTTCTTCCCGGTCTCGGTATCCCCCCTATGGCTGGCGGGTGTTCCCCTATCTTGTCCCTTGTGGGGGGTCTGTGCTAGTGCTTTGGGTTGGTCTGGGGGGTAGGTGTTTGCTTGGGCGATTATGGGGCGAGATCTGTCTGTGTGGGTTTGTTGGGCTTCCCTGGTCTATCGGGGGGGGGTTGGTTACTTGCTTGGTTCTGTGGCTTCCGGTTGTGCCTTGGTTCATCAGTTCTTCTACAGTACTGTTCTTCTGTTCTTCTGTTCTTCTAAAATACCTTTTTCCGGGCTGTTTTTGTGAGACACCGAAGATTTTTTTAATTTCCCTAATGATTTTTATACCATAAATTGTCTCACATGTCAAGTAGCCAATGAGACACTTCCGCAAAATTCATTTTTTTGAACGCCCGCCATCCCTTTCCTGATAAGCTTTTAGCTCTTTTACCCTGCTTCCGGTTCAAAATAGTGAATTTCGTCTTTTCGTGTGTTTTCCCAACAAATATAACGGGTTGTGGCCGATGAGACACTTTTCGGGTTCAAAATCTTGAACGATTGCCCCCTGTTTTTCCCTGCCGCTTGCTTCGCCATTTGTCCCTTGCAAATTTTCTTTCCCTTTAATAATAAGGCTTTGCGA